GTGTCATACTTTTAATCCGTCAAAGTTCTTAGTGAATTTGCGCTCACGATTGCCAAATGTATTGATTGGCGGATCATCTTGGCCAGAATCAACGATGCCTTGTTGTGCAGAATCTTCAACATCATACAGGCGCATTTTTGCACGGTCAACACCAAGAACAAATCGTTTGAAATGATTTGGATCTGAATAACGATTCTTCAATTGTTTGACAAGTATTTGATTTAGATTTTGCAAGTCTTCATTTGATACAAGTGCAAACATAAAGTCAGCTGTTGCAGGAAGACCAAATGATTCTGATGTGTCTTCTAGACCAGGATCAGAATTCGTGAAACCACTTCTTGTTGTTTGTGTGGCAGAAACAATTGGCAAATTATTCTCGACAGCAAGACCACGAAGTTCTTCAGCAATTGATTTGATGTAAGTATAACTGTTCACATTGCCACCAGGTTTGATTCGAGCAGAAGCACAAATGTTTAGATAGTCAACGAAGATGATATCAGGTTTGAAACTCTTTTTCAAAGCCAACTCATTTAACAACGCACGAAAATGAAGTGTCGATGCACCGGCAGTAGGATATTCTTTGATGATAAGTTTACCATGTGTCTTTGCTCTAAGTGCTTCAAACTTTTTCTCATAGTCATTTTTTGAAATGGTGTGTAATTCATTGATATCAATATTTAGCAGGTTTGCATCTATTCGTTCTGCAATCTTTTCTTCTGCCATTTCTAGTGTAATATATAACACATTTTGCCCTTGGGAGAGGCAACCGGCGGCCACATGACACATAAACAAAGATTTACCCACGCCGGTGCCTGCAAGAGCGATATTCAAAGTCTTAACTGGTAGACCACCTTTTGTAATCTTATTGAATATATCGAGGTCAAATTTAATACGAGATTCTACTCGGTGATAGAAGTCATAGCGATTGTCATAATCATTGATGTAATCGTGACCAACATTACTGTCAAAAGAAACGCCAAGTGCATCACTCAACAACTTTGGAATCTCACCTTTACTTTTGGTCGTTTTCTTGTCATCTAGAATACCAACAGATTCCATAATGGCATTATAGATTGCACGGTCTTGGCAAAACTTTTCGGTCTGTTCTGTCAGCCATGCCAATTCTACTTTTTCATCTTTTGTTTCTTTGATTTCAGAAAGCAAACGAACCGCCGACTGAACTTGTGGCTCAGTCAGCGATTTACTTTCTGTTAGATTGATTACAAGTGCTTCGTGTGAAGGAAGATTCTTGTATTTGTTGGTGAAGTCAAAGACTTCTTTGAATATTACTTTTTCAGTATCATCGGAGAAATAATCAGCACGAATAAAAGGAATTACTTTTCGGGTGAATGCCTCATTGTAAATCAAATTCTTCAGAATTATTTGTTCTAATCTGTTCATCTGCTTTCGCTTTGTTCATTAGTATTTGTGTAAGTATGTCACCCATAATTGTAACAAATTTCTCATCGTTTTGCAAGAGGTCAATGTCGTGTTTACCTGGATGAACGATTGTGAAACCAAACTTTAATCTGGCAAGTTCACCTTCTTCAACTATCTTTGCTTGATGATAATGATATACTACGCCTTTATACTCACCATCAATAATTTGAAGACCAGTTATTTCGGTATCTTTGAAGTTGATGAAAACGAAATCTTTACCTTCTTCAAGCATCTTCGGTTTCTTCCTGAACAGATTCGATATCGCCCATAATACTTCCATAAGCAATTGAATACTTCTGTTGTATAAATTCCTTAAACTTTTCATTTTTCAATAACTCACCCCAAAAGTCTTTATGATGTGTATCTGCCTCACGATACTTCTGTCCAATCTCACCAGTTGCCATATCTACTTTTGTATACCAACCAGCTGATGGCTTTTGAACAAAACCACCTTCAATTGCAATGTCGAGAAGGCCAGAATATTTTTGAATGCCGCCTTCGAAAGATACTGTCACAGGAATCTTAGACTTCTCTTTCACATAACGAGACTTCTCAATGTTGATAATGAAATTATAACCAGTCAACTCTGTACCGGTCTTGTCTTGTTGGCGACCAAGAATCCAAATTGTGTCAGCAGAGTAATAAGAACCTGTACCACCACCAACAATATCTTTTGGGAACATGCCAATCTCTTTATATGTGTGATTGACAACAACCATTGGAATATCTTTGATTGTCAAATGTGGTGTAATCATACGAAACAAAGATTTGATTTGTTTGGCACGGGACATATCTGCAACAGATTTGCCTTCGAGCGCATCATCAACTTCTTTCTTTGATGCAAGATTACCAATTGAATCAAGCACAATAATCACTTTGTCATCTTTACCAAGTTCATTTAACTGAGCCATGATATCGTGTTTCAATTGTTCAACATCAGTAATCGGTGTGTGAAGAACACGATCCATATCAATGTTAAATGTTTCAAAATATTTTTTTGGTGTGCCAAACTCTGAATCATAAAACAGAATGACAGCATCTTTATATTTCTTTGTGTATGCAGATGCCAACAACAATCCAAATGCAGTCTTAAAGTGTTTAGAAGGTCCTGCAAGCATTGTTAGACCAGGTACAAGACCACCATCTAACGAACCAGAGAGTGCCACATTAATCATTGGCACATCAGTTGGAATTACATCTTTCTCATTAAAGAATTTTGATTTTGCAAGAATAGAACTATCTTTAATCGTTGTATTCTTTTTGAGTTTATCAAGTAGTGACATGTTAAAACGAACCTCCATCTAGGCGTGTGATTTTATCTTTCGGTATAACTTCTGAATCGTTGTCTGTAAAGAATGATTCTAAACTAGGACTGATTGTTTTGTCAACAACTTTTTTCTTTTTTGCCTTTTTAACTTCAGGCTTTAGTTTCGATTCTTCTTTTCGAATAGCACGATAAGATTGTTGAGAGGCAATGAGAAGAAGAACGGCAAGTGGATCAAAAACAATGATGATTACAATGATAACAGTTCTTACTGCTTTATCTATGAAGTTAGGGTCTTCTTTACTATACAATGCTTCGGCAATGTATTTGATTGGCCCTATCTCTGCCGTCAATTTGTTTTCTTCTTTTAACAATGGCAGTTTTTGTTCGGACAATCTTTTCAATTCATTTTGTGTTTCCTGAATTGCATTGTCAGTTCGTTTTGTAATCTTGTCTGGATCATCACCTGCTCTTTTCAGCAGATAATTTAATCTTTCTGTTGCAATTCTTTCTTGTGTTTCAATGGTTCTGAGCTGAACGAAGTTTGCGCCAACAACGATGTTCGATTCGATGTGTGCCCGTGAAAGAAAACCAAAGATGCCCATTGATGTAATGAGCATGAGAAACACAATAGCAATGAGAAAATAATAACGCATGGCAAGAACAGTAGACTTCCAATTGTTATATAACCAAGAAACTGTTACTAACTTTGCAATTTCTAATACTGTTCCCATAATGATTACTGGCCAAAAAGAACCTGGAAAAATTTGTGCCAAACCAATTACAGAATAAAATGCAGCAATTGCCGACAAAGCAATTGCAGTAAGAAATGGTAGATATACTTGTATCATGGATTATCTGGTCCGTGAAGAACATCGATTACAAAAGTAATTCTTGTGCAGTCACCTATGTTTTCTGTGCCATGTGGCAACTTATTATTGAACCAAAGAAATGTTCCCGGTTCTACAATTACTTCTTCATCTCCGACCATATACTTATATCTTCCTTGTATCGAAAGATGATATCTGTCTTTGTTGAGATAATATGTTCCAATATCGATATGTTTGCCTACAATTTTACCTTGTGGCAAAGCAAGAAAGGCACATCTTGCAAAACGACCAAATGTTTTCCATGCCCACTTTAATATTTCAGTATGGCGACCACACGCAGGAGTGGGTATACAAATTTCAGAATCACGGGCATCTTGTGATGCATCAGTAACAGCACCAACAATCAACTGTAAGACTTTTGCACTTACAATGTTGGTTTTTGGATCAAGCATATCAGCATGAGCCATATCGGTCTGAATTCCCCAATCGTCAGAATATAGTTCTAACTGTTCTTTGATTTTAGAAACATCAATGCCAGTTTCAATGATACGAATATTATTCAAAGAAGTCCTCTAGTGAATTTTGTTTCTCTGTCTTCCAACCCATGCAGTCGAGAACAACACGAATTGGTTCTACAAATGCCTTTTCAAATTGTGAATCATAATCAATGAATTGTTGTAACTCAAATTCTTTTGGTAGTCTTTGTGGAAAAGAAATTACACTATCTTTGATTGTGTTTGGCATTTTGAGATAAATGAATTTCAACTTCTCGCCTTCTTGTATTAAAGGATATTGTTTCTCTAGACCAAGTTTCTTCAAATGAAAATTATAAAGAATAGCACCTTTGACATGAATTGGTGTGCCTTTCTTGTAGAGAGTGACCGAATCTGAATACTGTGCAATGCCATTACAGCCTCTTGGCGATGAAATTTCTTCAGCAGGCAATTTTATAAATTCAATTTT